TTCTGATCCTGCGACATCTTGGCTTGGTTGACCTGTACGCCCAGCCGCGCACCGTCGAGTTGCTGGCGACCTTCAAGCTCTTGCTTACGCAGTTGCTGGTCATCGGCCTTGGATGCTGCGTCCAGAATATCTTTCTTAGTCTTGCGCTGAATCTCAGCCTGCTGAAGCTGCATGTCCATCTGGAATTGCTGCTGCTTCATCTGAAGCTCGGCCTGCTTCAACTGTGCCTCAAGCTGCAACTGCTGCTGCTTGATCTGAAGCTCCTGCTGCTGCATTTGAATAATCGGGTCTTGCATCTGCTGTTGAATCTGTTGCTGCTGAGCCTCAGCCTTATTCGTCTGAAGCAACTGCTGCGCAGCAAGTGCAGCCATCTGGGAGATCTGAACCTCCATCTGTGCAGGCATGTAGCTGGACTCATCATCGTCCTCGTTACCGCCCGTATCAGCCAACACCGCATTGGGCGGAGCAGGCAGGCTTACACCCAACTTGTCTTCCATCTGCTTGCGGTACTCAAACGCCAAATGCTCCATGATGTGCGCATTGGCAGCGGCCATGATGGACTGAGCCATGGGATTCTGACCTATGACCTGTGCAATCTTGGGGTCTTGCATAGCAGCCATGTGAACGCCGATATGCGCCTGATGATCTTGAAACAAGAACGCCTTGACGGGCTTGCCGTTCATCAACGCCATGTTCTCGGAGATCGGATCAACCGGCTTCAAGTCCTCCTTAAGCGGTATGATCTTGGCTGCACCTTTAACGCCCAACGTCTCAATCATCTGCCGGTGCAAGAACGGCAAGTCGTAGATCTGCGGAGCAGACTGAGCCATCTGCATAACAGCCTGATACTGAATGACTCGCTGCGCCATCGTGCTGGCGTTAGGGTCTGATACCGGCAACACGTCTACATGGTCGTAGTCAGACTTCTTAGCCGAAGCTGACCCAGTGTCCGGCTCGTAGTCGTAGCTCTCGGGCGTGTTGTCCCGGATGATCGCTGCAAGGAGCTTAAACTCCTGCTTCATCGTGTAGTGGATGCGAGCCTGAACAGCCGACATCACCTTAAGCACCCGCTCAAGGATCGCAAGCGTCGTGCCCACCGGGGCCTGAGCGGACATATCCGACACGTTCAAATCAGCCGTAGCTGCAAACTGCCGACCGTCCTGCACCACCTTGTCCATCAACGACATCAAGACCTGACTTGGCTCCTTGTATGGCAGAGGCAGGATGTTGTCACGGATAGAGCCTGACGGCAGGTCCACGTCACGGAACTCGCCCGGTGCAATGGGAGTATCGTCGCCCTTGACGCGCATGCCACGGGCCTTGAGACCACCGGGCAGGTTAGAGAGCGTACCGGCATCAATAAGCTGGCGCAGCAGCGAGGTGGCTGTCTGGGTGTGTCCACCAATGAGGTGAATCAGACCAAAGTAGTAAAAGCCTGTACCGGGGATGTAGCCGTAATGCACAAAGTGTTGACGACGCAGCTTGAGCGGATCGTCCTCCATCCAATTGCGCCGGATGGAGAGGACCGTTGTGGTGCCCTTCTCGATCGTTACAACGTAGGGCAGTGCAATGCCTGTAGGCTCGCCTTCCTCATCAGTGTCCTCGTACCCTTCAAGGTCGAGGTTGACGTGCATTTCAAGAAGCTGATAACGGTTGTCTACAGAGGCAGAGAAGCCCTGTTCCGAGGCTTTTTGCTTCTCCACCTCGTCCATGACCTGAACCGGATCGCCCAAGTCAACATCGCGGTAGAAGCCTGCAATCTGAAGTTTGCGAAGCTCATTCTCGGTCTTACGCATACGATGCGTGATGCGATCGGCGGACTCGATGCTTGGCGCACCATAAGGGACAATCACATCTTCTGGCGGAATAAACGGTGCTTCCGGCACATTGACGGAGGGGTTAAAGTAGATCTTCTTAAACGCATTGCCTGCTAGCGCCACGGTGAGCAGAGTCTTCTCATGCTCAGGCCGGTACTCGGGCATGCTTTCAGTTAGCGTGTAGTTCATGTCCGCTTCAACACGCTGAGCGGAGTCCTTCTTCTCCGGGGTCTCCTTGCCAATGATCTTGGTCCGTACCGGACCTGCGGCAGGGAACGTCTCCATGATCATCTCGGACTGAAACTTGACCGCGCTCTCCATCAGCAGCGGATGGAACACGCCCGAGGCACCGGGCCACGGCTCCGAGCGGGCCTCGTACTTAAGGCCCAGAAGCTTCAAGCCTTTAACGTAAGTGTCTAGCCAATCTTTACGCGCAGCGATATCTGCGTCATAGTCACTGACCAACTCGCTAGCAATAGAGTAGAGCAAGCCGTCTGGCATCTCTTCGGCAAGGTTTGCGTCAAACTCTGGCTCGTCCAGCGGTTCGGCAATCTCTATCCCCATAGAGTCTACGATATGAACCTCAATCGGCTCCTCATCTGCGCCGAGAGACTCAAGACCCTGCGGAGCCGAATACAGCCCCTTGTCAGTATTGGATGCCATGATTACCTTCTAGTAGCCGTATTTGTCCGTGCGTGATACGTGAAGCTGCTGGCCGGATCACCCGTGCGCTTGGCAGCGCGGTCCTTGGCCCTCTCTTCAGCAGTCATCGAGTCACGTCTGCGTCCTTCTGCTGTGAGCGCACCGCTTGGCGTCATGTGCCCACGCTTGATCAAAATCTCCCGAGCCATCTGTTCATTGCCTCCAACCTGTGCGGTGAGGCGCTGAAGAAGCTGGTTCTTACCCATGAACTTCTGGGTTACCATTAGATCATCTTCCTATTGTGCGTAGTGTTCTCAATGGAGCCGCCACGTTTAAACTCAGGTACATCATAGTCAATATCAGGCTGGTCAGTATCCCTTACCATACTCTTTTTTAACTTTTCAGGGGGAGGACCGTGTTTCTTTATCGCATCCAATTTATGTTTGGATTCATTTAACCAATGTTCATAACGCTTTTCGTCCCCATGCCCATTACTCCATACTAATTCGCCGTTAGAATTCAATTTTGCGGTATTACCGCTAAGTGGGTTTATATATTTACCTTTTTTCTCTACAATATCTTCAACAGTTTCAACATGCGGAAACTTTTCATGCCACCATGTATTTTTTTGAGGGGCATAACCTTGTTTAAAAAGAGCTTCTGCGTTCGCCTGAAGCAACTGCTGCGCAGCGTAGTCGTTCTTGCTAACGGGGAGGCGAAGATCTAATGCTTCCTCTTCACTAACATAATGATTGGGGAATCGAGATTTATCAGCAAGCAATTCATTTAATTTATCTGAACTAACATTTATATAATCCTTTACATTATCTGCTACTGAAGCAGCATGGATGTCCGCCAGATGTTCGGCCTCTGCCCGAGCCGCGTGATATTCATGCGGGGTTAATTTAACTTGAGTTGCAGCTTTAGCGGTTTTTCCCGCGATCTTCTCCGCGTCCTTGGCCGCAGTCTTCTCAAACAGCTTGGGCGCAACGTGCGCGGCGGCAGCGGCGGCGGGGACAGCGGCGAGCCCCTTGAGAACAGCGCGGCGTCCTTCGTCGGTAGCCTCCATAGCGGGAGCAGAGTCTTTGAGTAAGGATGTGATGCCAGCCTTCTCAGCCGCTTTGGTCGCTCCACGCCCCATGAGCTTCGCCGCTCCTACAGCTTCGCCTACAGGTAGCAGGGCTGTATCTAAAATGTTCGCACGACGGTCAGGGCGCAAGGTTGGGTTGAACCCATAGTGTTGTTCATAGAACGGGCTATCACCGTAAGACCACCGGTCAACTTCTTCAGGAGCATTGCCCAGTAAGACATCACCTAACCCAAGTTTAGCGTCTCGTGGCTGGTCATACTGAATGTTGCCCTGATTGGCATAAGCCGGGACAGGAGGAGACAAGAGCTTGATCAGGTCAATATAGTTGAGCCCACGCTTGCCGGTAGCCAGCGCGTCAGCAAACACGCCAACGCCTGCGTTTCTAGGCGTTTGCCAAACATCTCGCTCTTTGTCTGCCATCAGTAGTATTCCTGTACCCGGTTGCGGGGCTTGAAGAACTTAACTGGATCGGGCTCGTCACTGGGCAACTTGATGAAACCGCCTTGCCGAAACCGCATCAAGGCTAGAGAGGTGCTGTCTACCAAGTCATCGTTGGTACCGGCAGGGAAATCATTACACTCTTCAATGACCTCACGAGCCCACCTGCGGTCCGGTGCCCAGACAATACCTGAAGCAAATAAGTCTGACACAGAATTTACACGCGAGATCTTGTCTTGTCCCTTGCCCGGTGTGAACTCACTCAGCGGGACACCCATACGCCGCATCTCCTGATACAATACTGCACCGTTGGACTTCTTCTCCACGATGAAACTGTCAGGGCTCCACTCCTTATACTCTTCTAATACCAGCTTCTTAAGCTCCGGGTACTCCATGCGGCGCTTGATCGCATTGAGCAGGATGATGTTAAAGTTCTTGGTTTCCTCGTTGAAGAAGATCCCCCACACCGTCAGGGCGTTGTAGTCGGCACGGTTGTTGTTCTCTTGGGCAGCGTCCAAGGACATGATCGTGAACTCGCAGTTGGGCGGGTCGTCCTTCTCCCAGACGTTCCACCACTCCCTCTTTATAAGGGCCCCCTCCTCGGACGTGGGCTCCTGCATGTACTGGGCTTGCCAATACCGGGGGTCCATGCCAGCCTTCTTAGCAAGCAACTCGTCGATCGACCAGAACTCAGGCCAGAGAGGTTCTTCATTTAAGATGGCCGGAAACTCCACCACCTCCCACTCATCAGCATCGTCATTCTTAGTCATGTGGTTGATGATCTGCCCGGTCAAGTCCAGCTTGCTCCAGCGAGTCATCACCACAATGATCGCGCCGCCGGGCATCAATCGCTGGATCGGGCCCGACTGAAACCACTCCCACGCAGGCTCAAACACATCTGCACGATTTTGTTTAGCTTCTTGCTCAGAGTGCGGATCATCAATGATGAATAGGTCAGCACCACGTCCAGCCAAAGCACCACCAACGCCGATAGCAAAATACTCACCGTTAAAGTTAGTACCCCAACGGCTTGCAGACTTTGAATCAGCTTGAAGCTCAACTTGCGGAAAAATGTCATGGTAGAGGTCACTCCCAACTAAATTACGGACCCTGCGACCAAAGTTAACGGCAAGATCTGCCGTGTGGGAGGCCATGATGACCTTCTTATGAGGGTACTTACCCAAAAACCATGCAGGTGCGAGATAAGAAATCATCTCTGACTTGCCATGACGGGGGGCAATGTTAACAATCACCCGCTTCTTCTTGCCAGCGGCAATTTCTTCAAAGATTCTGGCAAGTTTGCGGTGGTGCGGACCCACCTTGTAGCCGGGATAGACGTGCTGGATGAAGTCTAAGAAGGAGTCACGACCCTGAATTTTGGTCTTTTCGGTCTGATACGCCTTCAAAAGGTCTAGCGCACGGCGCTTTTCCTTCTCCGACATGGTGGGAAGGGCAAGTTTGAGCTTAGAAATGCCCTGCGGAGTAAGATTATTCATCCATTTCCACGTCAAATTCGTCAATTTGCGGCAAATTGTCGTTAACTTCGGTTATTTCCGCGTACTCCACCCCGTTTAAGATGGTCAGAAGCTCTTTTTCGACCTCTTCGATGGGCTGAACCTTCACGGTCATCTCACTGCGCTTCTTAAACGCATCGACACCATCGACTTCACCCAGATTCTTCAGGGCGGCAATACGGTCTTTGCTCGTCTTGGCGTGTTCAACCTCATGAATAAGCTTGTTTACAACATACAACTTGAGGTCTGACAACTCATCGACGAGTTGCACGTTGCTTTGGGCCACCATACCGGCCAGATACGCCATCACCTCGTTGGGATACTTGGCGTACTCAGGTCTTAGCTTGGGGTTTTGAGTCATTTCACGCGCCAGATCGACAGCTTGAAGCTGATGCTCTGCGGTGGGCTCGATTGGGGTGCCGTTGAGATCAGCCAACAGCTTCAATGTGTTGACTCGCATCTCAAGCTCTTCTGCCGCAGACAATTCTGGCATGGCTTCAGCGGCGTTGGGCGGAAGCGGGATGTGTTCTTCGATCTCTGGCAGGTATGAATTCATGCAGTGGTCTCGGGGAGAAGCACAGAGTACGTAATATATATGAACTTCTACAAGATACCACCCCTTTTTTTGAAGAGGAGGTTGGGACTCCTA